TTGCCCCATAGTTATTCGGCAGAGCATTACAAGAAATGCCCAGGTTGCGATCACTGGATTAAGAAGAAGACGGCGCTGTGCAGGCGCTGCGTTCGAAAGAAAAGTTTTGATTTAGAAGTGTGGCTCTGCAAGCGAGCAGATTACTGGGTAAGAGCTAAATGGCGACCCTATGATTTTGACGAGACAGAATTAGAAGAACAGGAGCAAGACAATGAGCAACCCTTTCGACCGCCAAATTTCTGGTGATCATTACAAAGACTTTGCAATAGAACCAATTCGTTTCTGCCAAAAGAATGGCCTCGGCGCAGCAGAGAGCAACATTGTGAAGTATGCGTGTCGATGGAAGCGCAAACACACCGGCAACTTGGACGATTTAAGGAAGATCATTCACTACGCAGAGCTGCTGATTGCGATGGAGCTGGAGACCGGCGACTGCCCAGAGCAAGAAGAATTTAGGAGTGCTAGAGGTTTTAAAACCTTCAGCGAAGAAGAAGAGATAACAAGGATCGATAGCGATGTTTAAGCAAAGACGATGGGGAGATAACCTCCCGCAAAAGAGCAGCCTGTTAAACTTTGTAATAGCTTCTGTCATTACAAGCATGGTGGTGGCGCTATGGATCTCGCTATAGATTACGATCTGCTTGCGGAAAAGATCGCGCATCAAATCAGCAAGGCGCCAAAAGATCATGAAGTGTTATGGGATGCACAAGAGTGCGCAGATTATCTGCATTTTAAAAAACGATATTTCGCAGAGCGAGTCGCAAAGCAGCCAGGTTTCCCCAAAGCCCGGGGCACCGGCTCAGTCTGGCTTAAAGCCGATGTGGTGCGTTGGGCTAAAAACTAAAGCAAATCTGCGAGCTCGCGCGCGTCTTTGTTGTAATAGGTCATCAGTTGCTTAATGTCTCGATGCCCGGTTACGCGAGCGAGGTCTAACACTTGCAGCTTCCCTGCTAACCTGGTTGTCGCTTCATGCCGACTATCGTGAAACGTGAGGTCTTCGATCCCACAGTCCGCGACAGCCTTCCTGAACATTGTGCTCACAACGCCGGCAGAGACGCCTAGCATCGTTTCTTTGTTGTGGTCGAGTCTTTGTATCAACTCTACTGCCCTAGCTGACAGCGGCACATTCCGCGATACCGCGGTCTTGGTAATTGTGTGAGGCAAATAAATGTACCGCTCATCAAGATGCACATCAGACCACTTCACCTTTCCTATTTCTCCCTGGCGCATCGCTGTCTCCAGCGCAACCAAGAATGCTATCGCGACTTTTTGTCTTTGACTGGTGATCGGCAGATCATCGGAGTAATTCAAAGCGACTAACAGTTGCTCTATCTCTGTATCTGAGATGCGACGATTACGAGCCTCTGGATCTTTTGGTCGTTTGATGTCGGTCATGGGATTGTGACTCATCATTCGCCAGCGTCGGCCATACTTAAAAACATTGCCGATGAGATTCAGGTCTCGATTCACTGTGCTCGGTTTGACTTGCTTTAATCGATCTTTTATCAGGCGCTCGATATCTTCTCGCTGAATTGTTGTCAGCTTCCGATCAAACAGATCTGCATAATCCCGCGCGTACATATCTAAACGAATAACTTCCCAATGTGCTCCTCGCTTTGTTTCGCTCACCTCGCCTTTGTATCGCTCGGAGAGCTCGCGAAGCGTGCCCGTTGCTATCGCGACCCCGGTTCCTGCTGTGACCATTTCCGCCACCCAAGCCTGCGCTTGGCGCTTGGTGTCGAATGTTTTTGATTTGCGGCGGCCATTCACCATGATCTCCGCACGCAGCCGATTGCCTCGCTTCGTATACGTCCCTTTCATGCTCACCTCTGGCGTAATTTTTGGTGTAATTTGGCGTAATTAAACACGTAAAATTGTGTACAGAAGTGTATCTAAATGGTTTACAAGACAAATGTAAAGCTCGCAAACCCTTTATTTATGGGGCTTTATGTAGGTAAGTGTAAGTAAGTGTAGGAAGGCTTGGTGCCCGGGGCCGGAATCGAAAGAGCCCATTTTTGCTGGGCTCATAGTTTGGCGTAATTTTGGTGTAATTTATTGGCCGATCAAGCCCATCTGCGCTGAGTTCAAATTAGTCGGGGCGATGTCTGCACCGAAGCGACCAGACATTGAACCGACGTTACCTGGGCTCGTTAAGCCTTGACCGAGAATTGGCAATATTTCAGGAATGATGAACGGCGCGTTGCGTTGAATAGAGTCAAGTAATGTTCCTTGCCCTAAATCTGCTAGGATTTTCGGCAACAACTCAGGGCTGGTTTCTGTCAATACCCGAGCGATCTCCGATGAGGCTGCACGCAAGGCTTGATCAGACATCGTTTGATTGTTTTCTCGCAGGCTAGACATAATCAAATCTAAACCAGAGTTCGGAATATTGACCGATCGATCCGCATCGTTGCGCATACGGCGCATCAGCTCTGACCGCTGCGCGGTCATGCTGTTGGCGCCTGCCCGTTCTGTCACGGCCATGTTGCTCTCGCGACCCAAGTTGTCCATGAACACATCGAACGCAGCATCGCCGTCTTTACCACCAGGGAAAGCCAGTCGTAACAATTGCCGGCGCCTTTCAGACTTCATAACATTTCGAGCAGCGTTTGCTGATTCGACGCTGTTATTAAATTGATCTTGCAGATTCTGCAAAGCGCCCAATCGAAAAGCCTCTTTCTCACTCTTGCTCATGCGCATGAGGTCTGCTGCTAGCTCATCCGTATCCTCTGATAGAAGTCCTCGCCCTCTTTTCATTGCTTCCATTACACTGCTGTCGCCCGCGTACAAGTTTCGGGCTCTCGCGTACATAGGATTTGCACTGTCAAGCATGTCTAAAAATTCAGACCTCAAATCGCGCACCGAAATAACCTCAGTAGTGCCAACTCCTGGTTTTGTCATCCTGGGAAATGCTACGTCATCCAAACCTTGTTTCATGTAATGTAAAAATCGAGTGTTTATCGCAGATACCGGGGCACCATCAACGTCAACGATTCTGCCGTTAGGCGTTATGCGAAGACGCATTGCCGCAGCGTCTTTTTGATTGCCTGCGATACGTACAGCATTTTGATAAGCCTGTTGCATTGCTGGCGTTCGCATGAGTTCTTGCAGCTCTGGCGTGAATGGTATGTCGATCTTATTTGCTTCACCGTACAGCTTGTTAGCAGTGCTTGCTCGACCAGCTTTCATTGCCTGAAAGTCGTTATAAAAATTAGCACGCTGTCCGAATGCATCTTGCAAGATAGTACCAAGCCGAGCGTTACGACCTTTCATTCTTTCTTGTAAAAATCGATTGGCAGTTGCTTTCCCCGGACCAGGCATCACTGCTAATACATCGATCAGTGCTTGCGTGTTAACTCCGATATCAGCCAAGGTTACATCTTTCCCAGCTTGCTGCCCAATGTACGCGACAGCCTCATCGACAGACATACCATCGGCTTCTATTTGTTCTATTAATGTTTTTCTGGCTAGGTTCACGCCTTCACGATTTGCCTGCTTACTACCCGACTTAAACAGAGCACTGTACAGAGGGCTAATCAATCTTTTGCCCGCTTGGTCTAATCCAAATTGCGCGCCAGCACCAAGAACTGCGCCTGCTCCTGCGCCACTTAATCTGTCTGTGACGCCGCCCTCACCAGCATTAAATCCTGAAATTGCTCCTGATCCAGCAGCTTGAGCACCCCTCACTAAAGCAGTTCGACCGGCTCCTAAAGGCCCATAAGCTAAACCACCAGCCGCTTCTAAAGCGAATGCGGTTTTAGGGTTGTCTTCCCTGAACTGGTTCATGGTTCTTCGCTCTAAGCCAATACCGACATCGCCAGGTGATAGGTTTGCGCCCATTCGTTGGTTTATTGCCTCTGACAACATAGACGCATCGTCACCTACTGATGATCTTATGTACCCCATGATTTCATCAGACGAGCTCATGGTAGCGCCCTGCATGAGCGCTGTAACCCAACCAGGCGCGAGCGATCCATCTTCGATAGCTCCTAACAGCTTTGGACCTTCTGGTGTTTTAAAACCTTTTTTTTCTTGCTCTTTTAAGGCTTGATAAAACTCATCGATGTATTCTTGAGCATTACGTTGCACTGATACGACTCCTATAAACCTTTAGTTATTTTTGCTGGGTCAGGCTCTTTACCGAGCAAAGACGCTGCTCGCGCTTTTAATTGAAAAACAGATTTCTTTTTGAATTCTTCGCTGTTTTGAATACGCAAAATCATTCGATCTAATTGTTGGCGATACGCAACCGGGTCAGCTCTCAATAAATCTCGATTGTTGTCTTCAAAATCCATCAAAGAGTTAGCTAGCAGCTCATCTCTTTCTAATTTCAAATTGATCGCCTCAATTAAGATCTTGTTCCCTTGCGGTGTTTGTCCAAGAGATGGGTAAGAATCTAAAATGAGTTTTAAATCAGTGTCTGTGGGGTTCGAGCCTAAATCTTTGACCATTGGCCCTACAATTTGCTTTGTAATAGAGCTGAAAACCGTAGCCATGGTAGGGTTTTCTACATCCAAACCTAAATTAAAGCCAATTTCACGCAACCCAGTCAGCATCACTTCCACACTACCTGTTTCCAACCCTGTATCAAGAATTTGAGACAGTTGATTTAAGCTCGCTCTTTTATTACCAATACCCGCCATGCCCTGATAGATTGGAGTCGTTATATTGTCGATTCTAGTAATTGCGCGATCATCTAACTTTTGCGCTCGATTTTTTGTGATGTCTCTGTCGGATTTTAGTCCTTCCAACTCATCTCTATACATTCCTGGTGTGAAATTACCAACGTTCGGAAAAGGCATGCGGTACGGAGAAGGGGTTTGATCGTTGCGATTTTTTCGGCGACCTTGTTCATACAAAAACTCTTGAATATCTGGTGGCGGTGCATTTATTACGCTCTGCTCGCCTGTCAAAACATTGCGTTGCGTTGTCACCCCAAAAGGATCTGTCTGAGGATCAGACATCTGACTCGTTGCAAGAGATCGCAACTCATCCAAGCCTAAGTTGTTAATGATTCCAGCGTCTTGTCCTTGATTGATAAAAAAGTTTTGAAGTTGCTGTCGATTCGCTGCATTCAAAAACTCGCGAGCCTGATCTCGTTGCATATCTTTAATCTGCATTTTTTTAACTACAGAGTTGAGAGGCTCGCGCATTCCAAATGTTTCTTGAATCGGGTTTAGAACCTGGTTTTTTAAAACATTCCCAAACGCTTGCCCGATGTTTTTTGGTTTATTAAATTCGTACTGCTCCATATCCGGTTGCAAGCCCGGACTCATTAATTGCTTTTGAGCTTGGTTCATCAGGTACTGGCGCCTGAGTTCTTCCTGCTCTTGCGGAGATAACGAGTTAAAATCGAACTCAGCCATACGGTCCTCTCAAAGATTGTTGAGCGTTGTTTAAATAGTTCGGCATTTGATTCACAAATCCACCTGTGGGTGCCATTGGCGCAGACTGAAACTGAAGTCCTGGCATCGGTTGCGCCGGCTGCGAAAATCGAGAGAGTTCATCGGGGTTCTCTGCTAAAAATTTTCGGTATTCCTCGGGAGATTGTGTCAACGCTTTGATGTGATCAAATCCAGAAACAGACGACAAAAAAGACATGGGGTCGTTTACCGCCGATCCTATGTCTTCACCGACACCTATTGCCTGATCTTTAAGACCATCTAAAACATTACCAACGCCCATCGCTGCGTTAGTTCCTAAATTCGCTAAAAGTTGAAACATAAATTAACCTCGGAACCCGATATTAGTTGATCTACCGCTTTGGCTAGTCAATGTTGGATTAGGCAACATACCGGCCCCGCTACGCAGCACATCGAACATCCTGAACGGGTAGTTCTGCGCTTCTTGGTAGCGTCTGTATTGGTCGTCCATAATCTGCTGCGCAAACTGTCGCTGCTGATTTCCAACACCCTGCATTGCCTGAGCGTCCTGGAACGTCATGCCGCGCAGATCTTGACCTAACTGACCCAGCATTCCTGCGCCCGCGAGCCTCTGTTGTTGAGCCTGCAAACCAGCATTCTGATTGGCCAACTGAGCACGTAAATTAGCGTCTTGGTTCCTAAACTGCCGATCGTACTCAGCCTGATCTTGTTGAAAGCCGATCTGCTGATTGGCCAACGCAGCCTGCATTCGAGCATCTTGATTTTGAAATCCGTACTGTCGTAGATTCGCTTGATTGGCCAACTGCGCTTGCAAGTTCGCGTCTTGATTCGCCAGCCTTGTTTGTGCAAGCAACTGATTGTTCGCTGTTCTATCAGCCTGATTAGCCCGACTCGCCTGCGCATTTAACGATTGGCCTTGCAGCAAACCTTGATTACGCATCTGAGCAGCATCCAACCCGGCCTGCTGATTCGCCAAGGCAGCCTGTAAATCTCGATCGCGGTTCGCTTGTCTTGCAGCGTTATTTAACTGATTCGCTTGCAGTGCCGCGGCTTGGTTAGCCTGACCCGCATCTACACCAAGCGCTTGTGTTTGCAGAACGCCCTGGTTCGCAGCTTGTCCAGCATTCAGTTGTGCTTGCTGATTCGCAAGCGCTGCGCGCAAGTTAGCATCTTGATTTGCAAGCTCTAACGCTCTTGTATTGTCTTGGTTCGCCAACCTTCGTTGCAATTCTTGCTGTCGCGACTGCAAGCTAGCATCTTGATTGATTTGTCCAGCACGCAATGCTCGGTCCGCATCACCCACGCTCGCCTGTTGATTCGCGATAGCCCGCCGCAAAGAAACGTCCTGATTTGCTCTGCCGGCTTCTACGCCTGTTCTTTGGTTTGCGAGGTTCGCTTCCAGGTCAGCCTGCTGGTTTGCGAGAGCCGCTTGCATGTTCGCGTCTTGAGCTGATAATCCTGCCTGCAACCCGAGTCGAGCGGCCTCTGTCTGGCCTTGTAAGCCGAGTTGTGCATTAGCCTGACTAGCCGCTAATCCTGTTTGTTGATTGGCTAACTGGCCTTGCAAGCCGGCCTGCTGGTTGGCTGTTGCAGCATCCATTCTGCGAGCCAGGTCTGCCTCCGCTAGACGCGCAGCCGATTCGAAGCCTTGCGCCCTTAGCTGCGAGGCAGTTTGTGCTGACTGCTCTAATGCTGCTCTATTAGTTTCTGCCTCAACGATCGCNGCTCGATCACCNCCAAATGCACCCGCAGAAATAGCGCCGGCAGCATTCTGGTTTTGTTGCATTTTACGAGCTCTTTCGATGTCACCTAAAGCGCTGTCGATTACACCAGTCTGATACTGGTTCATATAGTCGTTGACTCTGCTGTCCTGAAAGGCCAAAGGATCAATCGTATCTGCGCTAACAGTCCCAGCAGTAACAGTCGAAGGATCAATGGCGCCGATTGAAACCGCACTTTCCGGTCCTGTCACATCTCTAGCAGAAACGTTTTTTCTTTTAACTCGGTCAAAATTGTTTACGGAAATTTGATCTGCATCAGCCGCTGAAGCTCCCGGTCCGAGCAATCCTAATTTGCTAACATTATTTCCTATGGCTCTTCCCGCAGTAACGTCGTCGAAATCGATGTCAGTATCCGCTCCGCCAACGCCCACCGTTTGTGAGCCATAGCCCTCAAATGCAGCTCTATCGTTAACTTGCGTCGGGTTATAACCAGTATCGATGTCTCCGACCGTAGATCGTAAGCGGCCAAAACTTGTGCTGGCAGGGTCGGCGGTAACGCTTGTTATACCTTGCGCTTTGATAGGC